GATGGCTGTGGACAATGGCGATGATTTCACCAGCATCCTCGGCTGCGGCATAGTCCTCCGACGCCAGCACGAACATTTGTTCAGGATGCGTGGCAAGGTTGCGGCATGGCCAATAGCGTTTGCGGCCTTTGATGATTACGACAACACCACAAGCCTCGCGTGGATCCTCAACCTGCGCATGTTCCAATGCAGCATCATGCCAAGTCATGCAAAGTAAGTTCCAATACCTGGAAATCCGCCAAATGGCAATACTGCTTTTGCGCCAAATCGTGCTTTACAACTGTCAACTCGTTTGCCGCAAATATCTTGATTTGCATTGCCCACAGGAACATCGCTAACGTTGAAATAATTAGTTCCCGTATAACCACATTCAGTAGATCGGTAAACCCATTGACAACGGGTAATGCACTGCCGTTTTGGCGCTCGGATACCAGCCATGTCAAACATGCTGGCAAGTTCAAACTCCACAACGTCACGGTTTTCGGCTGACTTGCGATCTACAAAATAAACCTCACGTGGAAATTCAGCCAGAGGATCAGCATTGGCATTGCCAGACGGAAAATTTGCTGCATCAAGAAATCTTCCCAGTGTCCTAATGCGCGTGAATTTGGCGCCTTCTAAGCCTTCTGGCAAAGTCAGAATCAACGTTGTAATGGTGCCAAGGATATTACTGATCCGCATCTTGGGACGCGGCAAGGTACCTTGACTGCTGTATTCAAAACCTTCTACCTCAATTGGTAATGCCATATATGCTTGGCCATTCCACACCACTTGGCCGTAGTTATTGGCATTTGTACCGGGGTGGAAATAGTAGGTTTCTGCTACACCATGCTGGGCTACGTTCAATTCAAGTTGAAATAATTCGATCAATGCGCCAGGTGCAATCTCCTGTAACGCACTGGCTAATTCAGTAGTGCTGTCGCTAGTTGCATAACCAGCGACCCAGTAGCCGGTTACGACGTATGCCATTGATTATGCAATTACAGCCTTGACAACTGCAAAGCCAATCACAATTGCTTCGGATAACGAGCCAGCGGTTATGTTGCGGACGTTGATTGTTGCAGAACCTGAACCACATTGAGCGTTAAGTAAATATGAACCAGCAGTGCCACCGTTGACGTGGTTCAGCACCAGTAGATCAGTTGCCACGAGGGTGCTGTTGGTCAACGTGAAACTTACGGTGGTAGCCGCTGCCAGGGATGCAGCGTTCATTGTGATCTGGCCGCACTTCTTGTTGAGCGTCACCGCAGTGCTTTTGCTGGTGGCTTGCGTAACAGTGCCACCTTCGCCAGTGATGTAACCAGCCTTATCGGTATTAAGATTTGTGAAGTTGGCATCAACTTCGTTGTGGGTCAGCGGACTACCCTTACCAGCTCGTGTGACGATGGTGCTCATGGCGTCGGCTCAAAAACTTGTGTAAATGATGCCTGTATTGTGGCACGATTCAGGTACGGAATCGACTTGGACCAGTCATAACAGATCCACTGGTATGCCGTAGCCTCGGCAGGTGGTGTCCAGGTAAATGATGCACCATCAGCAGCTCGTGCATCAAGAAATGTTTCAATCGTGTCGGAATCGGTTTCGGACACCTCCCAGGTAAGGCTCCAGACCTTGGGGTTCTGGTTCAATCCGACCGTCAGCCGTTGAGAATAGCCGTCACCGAACTGCACCTGACGCACCTTTGGCTGGCTGGTCTTCTGTGCGCCGTAGGTTGGCGTGATGCTTGGGAAGGTGGCCATTAGCGTCGTGTACCGGCTAGAAGCCCACCTGGGCGTTGTTGCTTGACCAATTCTGCCTGCACCGCAGCGGAAACAGCGACACCAAGTTGTTTGGCTTGTGCTTGATCACCTTGGACGTTGGAACCGCTGGCGTCAACGTTTACCACGACGTTGGTGCTGCCACCGCCAAGCGCATTGTTGGGGATGACACTGCCACGTACACCTGGCATAAATAGTTCTGGACCGCGTTCACCAACGATTGATGGCCTGCCGACTGGCGGTGTACCACCATTGGCAAAGAAACTTGGCATTGAAAATGCTGCTGGATTAAATTTTGTACCACCACCAAAACCACCCGTCTTGGGTCCAAAGAAACTTGAAATTGCGTTAATGGCTTGGTTGATTACATAGATTTGAATTAACTGTTTAGCAATGTCCTGGAGAACGCCAGAAGCAATCTTGCGAAGACTGGTTCCAAAGTTTTCAGTGCCGCTGATCAGCGCATCAAATGCAGATGTCATACCTTGGCCAATTGTATTGGCAATACCATCCGCAAGCACTTTTTGCTTTTGTTGTTCAACCGTAAGCTGCTTGGAGTATTCCAAGACACTGCTGTAACCAGAAGCGGCCGAAACTATACCAGAAATGTAAGAAGGGAAACTATCCATGGCCTGTTTTTGGAATAGGAATGTTTCCCGTTGATATTGATTCTGACTAGCAATCAGTTTGTCGTTGATGCCACGCAGTTGCGCTTCTTTTTCGACCTGTGGGATTTTGTCGCGTTGAATTTTGGCGGCTTCTGCAAGGAGTTGTACGCCACGATCAACGTATTGCAGCCGTAAAACTTCAGCTTCGTTTTCATTGAGTTGTGCCTTGGCAATTCTGGCTTTGATGGTTTCCTGTGAACGATAAAGACCGTTGGCTGCTTGGATTTCTGCCAATTGACTTTCGCGCACACTCTTGGCACCGCCACGACCACCTGCCTTGCCAGTCTTACCAGCAACGCCACCGCCAAGGTTCAGACCCGACAAATCCAAACGAGTTGGAACTTTAGGCGTAAGTGTTTTTTTGCCAGCAAGACTTTTTGCGCCAGCTCCGGCTAACGATCCAAGAGCACCAGCGCCTCCAAGTGTCATAAAGTTAAGCAGCATCATCAAGCCTTTACTTTGACCTAATGCAGCAAATTTGCCAATAGTTCCAGATAACGCAGCATTAATACTGCTAATTCCAGCGCCAACGCCACTAAAAGCTTTAGCAAGTAAACGAAAACCTTCCCGCAAATTAATAACAAATTCAGTTGCTTTTTTAACGGCTTCGGTGATTTGCTCAATACCACCCACAACGGCAGGCGCAACATCACTTGCAACTACAATCTTGAAGGTTTCCATTGCATTTTGTAAATCTATAATTTTCTGCTGTGGTGTATTTAATGCTTCGGCAAGTTTTCCAGCGCCTTCCGTTCTAATACGATCAAGCGCACGAACAATAACATCAGCAGTGATTTTTCCTTCTGAACCAAATTTTTTGATACTTCCAACATTGATATCCATTTCCTTGGCGATTGCCTGAGCAATGCTTGGCATCTGCTCAAGAACTGACCGCAACTCATCACCTTGAAGTGTTCCAGATCCAAGACCCTGGGACAATTGTAAGAATGCAGCAGATGCTGCACCAGCTTCAACACCACTTAATTTGACGGCAGTGTTAAAACCTTCATAAATTGCGTTAATGGCACTAAGGTTGTAACCAACTGGACGTAACCGCGTGTAAATATCTGCAATGGCTTGTGATGCTTGTGTTTGCGATAAACCAAATTTAGTAGAAGCGTTTTGTGCAACCTGCAAGACAATTCGGTAATCGTCCAAGCCTTGACTTACTAATTTGATGCGACGTTGTGCCGCATCGGCTGCATTTGCTGTGGCAAAAAAATCTTTAGCAATGTTTAAGGCATTCATGCCTGCCACTGCTACGCCAAGACCAGCGAAAGCAGTTTCAAGCTGTTTGACCGATCTATTTGTATTGTTTACCTGCCTTTCTAATTGTGTTGCTGCTGCGTTTACGTTGCGGATTGAATTGACAGCACCTTGGCTGTTTACCTGAATATCGACGGTTGCTACTGCCACGGATCGACCACTGCTATCGCATTAGTCTACCTGCTGCGCTGCTTAGCTTTGTCCATTTCTTCACGTTCGCGTTTTCCCTTTATTTCGTAGTACGCGGCAAAGTGGATGAACTCCGCATCCGTCAGTTCCTGCCGAAGCCGACTTACCGTCATGCCTAGTTCGGTGGCTAGGAACATTTCAAAGTAAAGCCAGCTATCGGCCTCTAGTCGTTTTTTGCTTCTTCCAGCGACTCAGGCGCACCAAGACCAAACAGGAACAGTTCCAGTTCGTTCAGCACCGACTCTGGCAGTTCGCGTTGCAGCTTGGCTGCATCAGCAGAAGCAAAGGCTTTAGTGCCGTCTTCTAGTTCAGCCATTTGGCGTAGCATCTGGGTGCTGATATCCAAGGTTTCTTCCGATCCAGCAAGACCAGTGGCCCGCTTACGATCTGCACGAGTGATCGGCTTGAAATACAGCGACAACACTACGGTGCCGTCTTCCTTCTTGATGTTGAATTGACGCCGCTGGTTTAGGTCAAAAGCCCCGGTGAGAAGATCAACGGGGCGTGGTGTGGCAGGCATTAGATCGAGGTAGTAATGGCACCGTTCATGGTGAAGTTAACCGTCACCACTTCCAGTTCGCCAACCGTAGCACCGTAATCAGTGGATGTGATCACAATGCTGCCGGTGATCTTCTTGCCGCCAGTTTCGTCAAGGTACAACTCAACAAAAGCGTTGCCTTCGTCGGTTGCTGTGTTGACGTCCTTGATCAGGTCAAGTTTGTCGCCTGATCCAGGCGCGTCATACATGATTTCCATGCTGCCGCTGCCTGAAACCAAACCACCGATGTTGGCCTTGTAGGTTGCGCCTTGAGCGGTTGTCTCAAGTACATCCTTTTCGACGGTCATCGACCAGGAACGTACGGCAGCAATCTCAGAGATGCCGCCGCTGCTGTCCTTGTCAAAAAAAACCGTGCCTTGTTCGCCGCGATAGAAAGCCATGATCAGATGGAGTTGGTGATGGTTCCAGAAGTGACAAAGTTACAGGTGATAACCTCCAACTCGCCAACGGTAGCGCTGTAATCAGCAGAAGTGATCAAGCCGACAAAGCTGATCTTCTTGGTGCCGGTGGTGTCAAGGAATAGCTCGAAACTGGCCACACCTTGATCGGTTGCCGTGTTAGCAGCCTTGACAAAAACGTTAGTTTCGTCAGCGCTGCTGGCGGTGTACATCAGCTCGACGCTGCCAGAACCGGCGATCAAACCGCCGATGTTGCTCTTGTAAGTAGCACCAAGGGCAGTGGTTTCCAGCACGTCCTTTTCAATGGTCATCGACCACGAACGGGTAGATGCAATAACAGCAGTGGTGACACCAGCATCGTCAAATTTGACGGAGCCTTGTTCGCCTCGATAAAAAGCCATGGTTAGAGGTCCTCGAAGGTTTCAAAGGTCATTCTGACCTGTGTTTGGAAGTACCCTTCGGGAGACGGCGTGGCCACCACCTCTGGGCCAGTTGGGGGATCAAAGCGAACCCCGGATACGACAATTCTATTGTAAAGGTCTCGCACTCTTTTACCAACGGCAAGATTGGCCGCTGATCCAACACCTTTGGCGGAAAAGATATTTACAACAACAACACCGATGACGCTATTGCTGGCGCCAGTGAGACTACCCATGGTTAGGTACTGATTGGTGCCAAAGCTGACTAGGCACTGAGCCCAGGTGGTGCCTGGTGTTGGCGTGTATGCGATGTTATGGAACACCACAGGGATTGGTGGTATCGATGCCAGTTCGGTGGCAAGTCTGCCTTCAACGATGGCGCGTATTGCGTTGAGATCTAGTGCAGCCATTACTCGTTCCTCCCGATGATGTCGGCCAACTGCCTAGCACGGTTTGTCATTTGCCGAGCGATGATGTCCACCCATCCTGCCGATGCTTGTTTGGACCAGTTTTGATAAGCCAAACGTTCGGCATATGGCAGTGAGTTGTGAACGTGGTATGTATTGCCAACGCGCTCTGTGCCAGGTGTGTAGTTGATGCCAACGGGTGCCAACGATCCGCCAGTTCCAGCGTCGTAATTGCCTGTGGTATTTTCGCCAATTGCCCAGCTTGAACGAAAGCGGCCAGTATCCACTGGACTTTGTGACTTGACCTGCTGATCCGTCTCAAGCACCACCACGCGCATCAGTTGGTTCATCTGTTCTTCACAGAAGTTACCAATCTGACCGATGTTGATGCGTCTTGCCATGATCAGGCTCGAAGGACCAGTTCGTAAGTGATTGCCTGGTTGTCCTGCTCGATGGTCTGCACGGTGATGATCTGATGCGACACGGTGC